CGCATAGTAGAAGCTTTGTAGGCTTTCACACTATTAATATTTGCTACTTTAATAAGATCACTACGAGTTACACCATCTGCACCATTCCATAAAAAATAGAGACTTCCATCACCAAATTTAGGGTCAATAGCTCCCTGAGCCGTTGCTGGGTTAAATGCTGATACCAATGATTTTGCTACATACAATTGTTTGGCGGTTCCGCCATAAGAAAATGTTGCCATTTTTAAATTAGATTAAATTAAACATTATTGATTAGAAGTCATTTCAAAAGCCTTTTTAGCAAGAGAAACAGCTCTCTCCAGTATAGTATTATGTATACTAGGATTTAAAGTACAAGAAGATATTGTATTTATTCCTCCTATAGTCAAACCATTATCTAACGGTTCTAATATAATAGGAGAGGGAAATTTAAGATATCTTATAATATATTTAGAAATTGTATTAGTACTGATTAATTCTACAAGATTTAAGGTATTATCAGTAGTACTCATGCAATCCAACCTTAATACTCTACGGAAGTTACTTCCCTTGTGGGGATTATCTATAACATATAAAGCTGAGTCCTATTGAATTGGTTTAACTTCTATCAAAGATTCTCCTCCTTCAAGTAATACCCCCTCATAAGTAATAAATAAAATATCTTTAGGTAACTTATAAAATTTAGATTTAGAATTAACAGGATAAGGAGTACCACTAGTTTCTGCTATACTTACTTCATAAGAATTATTCAGATTTTTTAGATATTCCCTTATTTCTTCTGTTTTTTCAAATCCTAATAATCCAGTATTCATTCCTCTATATAATTCTATTACTACCTCATTCTATGCCTATGTTAAGAATTTAGATTTTTCATAAGATTCAATAGGGGGAGCAGAATTACTCATTATATTGTTATACAATATATCAAATGAACTAGTAAATTCAGAATTTGTCATTAGTCTTTAAGTGCTTTGATTTTAGCTTCTATTGTAAATTTAATTTCTTGGTGCTTAGGTGCATTCAAATACTTTGCAGCTATATTGATAGTAGGATCTTCATTTATTTCACATAAAGGAGAATTATCACTTGCTAGATAATAATAGTCACTGCGTTTACGAATAATCCCCATCTCTGTACCTTTATTAATCAATACTTTAGTTTCAAGTAATGGATCCTTAGCTACATTGATAAACATTTTAGCATTAGATTGAATAATCTTATAAACTTCTCCAGTAATAAAATCAAGTTTAGCCTTATTACTAATAGGTCTACCACTAATTGTTTCTACAATGTATTTAAGTAATTCCTTCTCTTCTTGAATCTTACCAAGAACCATATAAGCTTCCATAGAAGCATTTAATTGTTTATTAGTATTATTAGACTCCTCATTTTCAGAGATAATAACAAATTGATATGTTGCTTTAGGATGTTCTTGCATTTCTGTTAAAGAGGATGCAATATAATCTTTATGAGTCAACAAAACTTTATATTTTATATAATCTTCAGGAGTGGATAAATCTAAATAAGTATCTCCCTTAGTAAGTCTCACATTATAATTAACCCAAAAATTATTTTCTTTTAAATATATAGACAGAGCATTTGCGTCAAGTCCCATCATTTCCTCCAGAAAAATCTTTTCTGAATTTGTTAGTACGTTGACAAATGTCCCTGTAGATTCCATAATTGGAACAGTAAATGTTCTTACTGCAGTTTCAGCCATCCCACCATAAAAAATATGTTTAGGATTTTTAACCATATTACTTTCACGAGGTAAATATCTTACAATAGCTTTTTCATTTCTTAAACACGATATTAACTCTTGTGGTTCTGATGGTTCAGTAACTCTTTTAATAACTTTTGTTTGTTTCTTTTCTTGCATAGTGATGGGGGTACGAACCTCATCTAATTGCAAGTCTAAGTCATTTTTTTCTCCCATAATTTTTTCTTCCTTTTTATTTTAAATATATAATTGGGAGAGAATTTCTTCTCCCCCAATTGATTTGTTATTATCGTACAATATCAGGTATAATAGACATAGTACGTGTTGGATCTAGAATAAAGACACCACCTTGCCACATACGATGTATGGTAGCAGAGTCTTCATCATGTGTCATATTAGGATTATTCATTTGTCCAGTAAATGGATTTCTGAAACCCCACTCATAACCACGAATTTCGTCTTGTCCTTTAATTTTAGCAATTTGGATATTTGGTTGATCCATAGACCCAATATACAAAATATCATAACGGTAAGATTCAGCTACACCTCCATTAGGATGTAATACTTTATTTCTTACTGGATCATCATAAATTGAATCAACTTCAACTTTTACAATTACACCATTAGGTGCACAGAATTCTGTAAATTGGAATCCAGCACGAAGTGCATTTTTATGTAAAGGAGAATTTGTTTTTTGAATCATTCCAAGAGCATCTGCATTAACAGTGAACGCAGACCAACCAGATACAGTGTCGAGTACAGCTTTGCTAAACTGTGCAGCCCCACGTTCACCTGTTTTAAGCACGAATACTCTATCACCCATACTCAACTTAGAAGCAGACAATTCATAAAGAGCATCTTCAATCAACTTCAAATTAAATGTATTGTAATAAACTACATTAGATACTTCCATTTGCTCACGCAAACCAGCACCTTGTTTAATCACATTACCTGATTTTCCAAAGTTCATATATTCACCATTTGCATTCCTGTTAGAACGCCCATAGGTGAGAACATTATTTTTTTCCTCTGCAAAAGTTTCCTCTACTTTAAAATCTACATGGTGCATCCACATATTATGAACAACTTTCTTACCATTATCATCAATAAATGGAATACCAACTGCAAGTTTTTTATTTAACATTGATCCAGGAACTTTATGCTTAATACGAATAGTAGACCATTCATTTCGCATAGCTACAGGAGAGGTAAATCTTACATCACCTACACCACGAGACATTTCCTTTTCTACAGGAGAATATTCAACACTAAACCTTTTACCTGTAGTTAATTCTTCATAAGGCATACCAGTGGAAACTCCACCCATAAGTTCTATTTTATAAACAGTGTTGGAACCTTCTTGTTTACCTTCTGCCAATACCCTCAATGGGTAAGCTTCATTCTTTTCGCCAACGATTACATTTCCATCCAGAATTGTTAACCTAGAGACTTTTTATTCCCTAGTTCTATAAATTTATCATTTTTATAGCTCGGAGTACATTTTAATCCTTCTTTTAAAAAGTTAGGATCTGGACACTCGTGGAGATATTATATTCTACGCTATTCATTTATAAGTTGGGATAAATAACTTTTACTTAATTTCCATTTCTTTATAATTTCTTTCCTAGTCATACCTGTCTAATAATCTAATAAGATCTATCGCCTCTATAACTAAGAAAATTTATAACTTCTAGTGAAATAAAGTTTTATATTATTTTTACTTAAAACCAACTTAATAGTTTGTTTAGCTACTTGAAATTCTTTACCCAACTATCGCAGTGAAAATCCCATCTAATACAATTCAATGATAACTTTTTGTTCTTCTAGATTAAAATAATCTCTTCTTCTGGATTTCTATCCACCAAGAGTACTATTATAACCATTATAATAGGAGTCAAATTTATTTATATAATAAATTTCTCTATCATCTAAAGTACTATAATCACATTTTTCTAAAACTTCTATTTTAAAATTCTCTTTTCCATATTTTAAAATAGCTTTCTATATTACCATTTTATGAATAATATTGTGATTATAAGCACCTGAACAATGACTCTACCATCGTGTTTGTAAATTCTATATGGTTTGTCCTATATAGATTTGGTTGTTTACTGTATTTGTAATTTTGTAAATAATTCCATTCATAGTTTCAATCTCTACTCTCTACACTACTAAGTAATATTATTTACTTAGTTAGCTCGGTATTAACCCTTAATTTGAAGGCCTTCACCGAATTTGCCCAATATCGACATACATTACTGTATGAAGTGCCAATTTTAGTTGTTATGCAACTTTGGTTCTAGCAAACCAATCTTCTGGAAATACTAAGAAGAATGGAACTCCATAAACACCTGCATTACCAGATGAAATTACATTACCGTTTTCATCACGAGCCTCAATTAGGGGAATGTTTCTACGAGAACTACCAATTACATCCCATGTGTACTCATCATCTGTCTCAAATTCTTTTTTAGGAAATTGAGATAAATATGTTTCAAGACTTTTTCCATGATAAGTAGCCAATAATTGCACCATAAGATTAGTAGCTTTCTAAGGGGCTGACTAAAATATGGAACCTAAGTGATTATCCTTTGTTAACATTTGTTATCCTATAGGCTTTTTATCCCATAGTTCTATAAGTTTATCATTCTTATAGTCCAGCATATATTTTCATCCTATCATAAAGGATGTTGCGCACTCGTGGAAAAATTATATTCTAATTTATGATATATACAGGATTTTCTTACTGTAGAATAAGGTAAATTTAATTGTTTAGCTGCACCTCTTATTGAGTATCCACTATTTAATAAAAATTGTAATTTATTTTTATCAA